TTTGTGTTCTCCGAGGAAGTCATAATGGTCGACGGACACAGTAGCCACCCGCGCCTCCCCCATTTCCCACGTAAATACCACTTGCAGCGCCACCATTCCCGCCGCCGCCACATCCAGAAATAAGGAGTTGCGTTAGCGGCCGTCCCACATCAGGGACGACGTAAATATAGGTACCGGGGGTATCGTATATGGTTATGTGATGGTGGGATATCGGCCGACGGTCGTCGCAAAGGCCGACCATCGTCTTCGGCGCGTACCCTACCTTCTCGCGGTAGAGCGCCGCCAGCGGTACCGAATTGGCCGGCCAAACAGGTACCACCGGCGAGGCCGCCGCGGTACCCAAGACCGTCCCGATATTGCCCTGCGCGTTCACGTAGGCAAGGTCGTATCGCGGGTTTTCGCTGTCAGTTGCGTCGAGCTGGACCGTTGTCCCGGTAAGCCGGGAAATACGAGCGCCCCGAATATAGGCCACGCCGTCCTGGGTACCCTCGAATGGCTCGGGGTTGTTTTCCTCCTGAAGGATGGTAAAGCCCAGAACGCACACCGCCGTACTGCTCGCCGGGGTACTCTTGGTGCCGGTCGCGCTTATCACAACGGAGTGGCTTCCGTTGGCAAGTCCCAGGATACAGACCGGAATCTGGTCCTGGGCCGTTGCGCTATAGCAGTCAAAGGACGCGGCGGTGTTGCCGTCGATTGTAATGTCCGCAAGGCCGCAATCGGTCCCTCGGCGGAGCCAAACAACGACACCCGTGCCCTCGAAGGTGTGCGAAAGGGACGCCGCTCCGGTCGCCTGCATCTGCATGGGGAAAACGTCGAACCCGGTGGCCGTCGCCGTCCAGGTGCCGACTTGGGCAACGTCGCTGTCGTTCGCGCGGATGGTCTTGGTGCTGGCCGCCACAACGATGCGCCGAAAATCCTCGCCGTAGGTGAGCACGTCGATGGCGTCGAGGCCGATGGTCGTCCCGGAGGACGAGCTATTTTTGTTGCCGCTCCTGGTGAGCCTGATTGTGTGGGTGCCGTAAGTCAGGCCGGTGTACTCAACAGCATTGAGTGAATCGGTTGCGCTGGCGTACATGTCGATGGTCGAATTCGTCAGCGGCGGCGAGCCGTCGATGGTAACGTTCGCGATGCCGTAACTGTTGAGCTTGCGGTAAATTACCCGGCACCCGGTTCCGATAAAGGTGTGCTCGATATATGCTCCGGCGGTGTCCGAGGTATAGGCAGACTGTCCCTCGTCGGTGTTGGCCGTAAGGCTCGCATTTGCCCATGTTCCGCTTGTGGAGCAACGCGCCGAGCGGGCCGGGATGCGGTGAATCGGCCAAAACACGTCGAGGCCGCGCACTACGAAGTCCTGCCCGGTTTCAATACCGAGCGTTTCGATAGCGCGCGAAACTTCGGCCAGATCGCCCACATGCTGAGGCGAACCAGTGCCGGAATATACGAAGGGACCGACAATCTGACCGGCGGCGGACGAGTGAAACTCAACGGCGCCGGGGGGATGGGCCTGGACGGTAGTGCCAGTTTCGTAGTAAACCCTGAATTGTCCCGCGCCTGGGACGCCGGTGGTTTCAGTGAAACCTGCACAGGTCACGCCAGCCGATTGTTTCGGCACCTCGCGAAGCATGACGACAAACGGCGATGCGAGGGGTACTTTGTGGTACTCTCCGGTTATGTTTACTTCTGCCCCAGCGGGGCGGGCGTTGGCTCTTGCCCATAAGGTCGACACGATATCCCCTCCCTATATCTGGCGCATGTTGGCGGCGCTCAAAAGCTCGTTGATCTTCATGTTTCGGAGCATTTCGACGATGCGGTCGTTGCCGCCGAGATCCTTTTCGCCGAGTTCAACGGCGATATCGAGTTTATCGTTGCCGCTGATTTTGTAGGTGACGCGCTGGAGCGGCAAATCGTAATATTTGCCGGTCTTCGTATGCACCCGCGCCAGTCCTTCGGGCTTGAGAATGGTGCCAACCGGCAGAGAGATGTTTTGTAATTTCCCTTTGATGATCGGCGTGGCCAACTGACTTAGCCGATAATTGGCCCAGCGGAGCGCGTCATTATCGTCCAGCGTGGTCGGCAGGGTAACTTCGTCCTCCCTGATTTCCCCGTTTAACGCGGCTATGCTGGCGTCATCCTGTACGGTACCAACGAAATTCGACTTATCGTCCTGGCGTTTGCCGTTGTAGACGTACAGCTTGTTTCTGATCTTGCTGTTGTCAACAGTCGGTATGAATGAGGAAACATGCTTGCCTACCCAGAAAACTGCGTTAGGGTTGACCGTGGTGTCCTTCGGCTTAAAAAATAGTTCTCGCCGCTCGTCGACGCCGAAGACCATGTTCTGCTGGATTTCTGCGAGGTCGGTCAGCGCCTTCTTTGCTTTGACCCTGACAAGCGCAAACGAATTCACGACGTAATCGCCGCCGGTGATCTTGTCGGCGTTATAGACGATGTCGGTCTTCGGTTCGACGGTCAGTCTGACGATTTCGTCGACGATGTAGCTCACGGTCTGAGCCGCCCAATTACCATTCTCTACGTAACACAGATCGAGCTTGTCGAAATACCCGTACCCGCTGATTTTATAGGTGTCTTCGGTGCTGCCGTCCTGCGGTTCGGTGTCGATATGGCCGCTGTAGCAGGGCACGTCCATGCCAAAGAGCTTGATGTCGAGGCGACGGTTGGTTAAGTTCGACAGGGGTATCGGCCGCAGGAAGGTGGCCGAGAAGGCGCCGCAGCCGATGTCCTCCAGGCTGAACTGAAGTTGGTTGAGATAGCTGTCGCCGACATCGCTGCCGGTCTCCCATTCCTTGATGCCTTCGGCGTCGAATATCTCGATCTTCCACCCTCCCGGCTGTAACGGAAACGGGAACCCTGCTGCACCGCCGGGTACGTCCCCGCCGATGGCGATGACGCCGCCCCACCGACTGCGCCCCCACCTAGTGCGCCCCCACCTCATAGGAACGCCTCCCGGTAAACGGCCAGCAGAGCGATGTTGCCCGTGCCGCTGACGACATCGAATCGCAGGGTGTTGGCTCCCGGCAACAACCGCAGGTAGTTCCCGGAAACATAGCGTGTCATGCTCGCGTTGCCGCGCTTGGCGGTGCCCTGCATGCAATCGAGGACGATATGAGCGTCGGCTGCCATGGAGGTATCGTTATATCTCATCTGGCGGTTGTTGTCGGTTATGTTGGTGAGAGTAAAGTCTGCGCTGGCCTGAAGAGCGTAGATAATCAGCAGAGGCCAGGTCTCGGCGGTGCCGCCATTGGTAAGCACAAAAGTGTTGCCGTCGGATAAATCGGCAGCAACAAAAACGGTTTTGGTGTCGGCCAAATAGAAAGCCTGTTCCTGGCTATAGACAATTGTGCCATCTACCCACTCGTTGAGATAACCGTTGAGATAGGGCTTCGAAATGCCCACGACTTTAGCAAGCTCAAGGTAGCGGGTATCGTCATCAAGGACATAAAGGCGCTGGTTTTGGCGGGCCGCTTTGACCACGAAGGCATCCCAGCCACTACGAAACGCAGCGGCATTCTTCCCTTGTATCATGTATTCGATCTCGATGTCCCGACCCTTATACTTCCCATCGCCAGTGTCGATATCGCCATGGGCTCCTGCCCGCTCCTGCCGCTTAGTGCGCCACTTAAGGTCTTCCTTTGTCAGTGCCGTATGTTCCGGTAAAGTGTATTCCTCGAAGAAGGCCGCGCTCGTCTCTTCCTGCGCCAGTCGCATGAGCCGGGCAAACAGCAGAGCCTTATCGCCGGCGGCCGTCGTCTCGATGCCAACTCTGGCCTTGACCGTGGCAGTGTTGGCCGGAGCGGAAGCGGCTGCCGTTATTGCCCGGCCGCTACCATCCGCGCTGATGGCGACGCGCCCACTGGTGGCAATAAGAGCATCAGCATCGTTATAGAACGCCAGCTCCAGGTAAGCAACGGCCGCTCCTACCACTCGAAAGAAATCATAGTCGATACCAGCCGCCCAGTCCTGGCCTGCACTGGCCGTCTGGGCGGCGCTCTCGACGTACGCTTGCTTGTCGGCCGCTGTCGCATCGGTGACCTTGATTAGTTGCGAAGCAGCCTCCATTGCGAAAGCCGCCGTGACTTCGGCGTCGGCGTGGCTGGAGAACCCGTCGACCACGCCGTCAGCATTACTGTCGGTATCCATCCGGGGGTATAGGAGCAGGTTGCCGAAGTTGATCACGTCGGTGCACACCAGCTTCATACTTACCACGCTCCTCTGAGAGCTATTTCGAGCCTTTCGTATTGGCGACGATTGATCTCGTCAAGATCGGCTTCAGTATTGATGTCGCCATAAAAATAATTTTGCTGGGTGATCGGAGGTTTCTGCCCGACAAGCCCGGCCTTCTCAAACGCCCGACGGTTTAGCGGCAGGACAGCCTCGCGGTAACGTCCTTCGCCGATTTCCGCGAGCGTCGGCCCGGTAGTGATGCCGCCTTCGGCGAGTTTCGGAATGGCTAGTGACATAGACAACCCATAAGCAGCCGTCATCCCGGCCATCGCCGGAACAGAGTTCGCGCCGAACGTCGCCAGGGATACAGCGGCCGCAGCGCCCGACCACGCCGCAGCAACTTTGGCGGCCGCCGCCGTAGATGCGGCAGTCTGGGCCGTCAGCATGGATTTCCCGAATATCGCCATAGCAAGCTGCCCGGCAATCTGCTGGGCCACCCATTGAGCAAGCATTCTCAGGATGGATTTCCCCAAATCGCTGAACGCCTCGGACGCGCTTTTCGCTCCGGTAAATATGTCGGTCAGCGCCGACGTGGCGCCGTTGTAGAACGTGCCCATGGCTTCGGCCATATACGACATAGCCGAGCGGTGGGTATCTTGCCATATCTGGTAAAACTGGCTGATGTATTCCTGCCGGCCCATAAGTGACTGATACTGCATAGCATCTTCCGTGCTTAATAGCGCCGCAAAAGCATCTATTTTGCCTTTGTTCCTTGCAGCGTCTAATTCCGCCTCAAACGCTCGACCCGTTTCAACATAATCCTGCCATTTTTGCTGATAAGACGCACGAATGTTAAACTTATCAGCCTCTGCCTGCTCGGTAAAATCGACCATGCCCTGCTCGTTAATTTTGAACGCATACCCGGCCGCCGTCCACTGCGCGATAAAATCGTCTTTCTGCTGCTGATTCCCGGCCGCGAATTTCGCCGTCAGGTCGTCGTAGTAGTCGCCGATCCTAGTGATCTGCGCTTTAAACTCAGTGTCAAGGTCGAATTTTTCTTTCTGCACGCCCTCAAGTCCGATGCTTGCCTTGATGTTACCCATCGCGGTCATGCGGTCGCGGGCTTCACGGAATATCTGGGTGCTACGTTCGGCCTCGTCGGCTACGATGCGCCGGCGCTTTTCGGCGTATATTTCCCGTAGGCGGGTTAAGTCGCGCTCGTAGTTTTCGTTGGCTGACGCGGACTTGTTGAGCTTGTCGAGTTCGTCTTTGTACCAGGCGTCCAGTTGCTGGGTCTGGGTGTTCGTCATCTGCAGCCATTCTTTGTAAATCTCTTTGCTGGTCTGCTCAGCCGCCTTTGCCAGTTCATCGTAAGCCTTGGCCGCGCCCTTGGCGCCGGTGCCAGCGGCGAGCGCGCCCGCCGTTTTCGTCGCGTTTTTCTCCAGTTCCGGCAGGGCAGCGTTGACATGGCCGAGTTCGTCGTACAGCAAAGACAAGTCTTCTTTGCCAGCTTCTCGGGCAGCATCCCCGGCCTCGCGCATGGCGTCGGCCGCGCCGTTCCAGCCGGAGGCAAAATTATATGTGTCCTCGGTGGCGTTCGCAACGCCGAACGCGACGAGCCCGAGCGCCGCCCCCACGGCCAGCAGGGGGGCAAGCGGGGCCATGGCAAGCAACGCCGAATCCCTCAAACGCATAAGCGCCGGAATCATCGCCGCAGTAACCGCCCCGGCCACGGCATATATCGCCGGTTCCAGTTCGGGCGGTATCAAATTTTTCAGCGCCTGCGTCACGCCGTACATCTTGGTATCGACGGCGAACGCCTCGATAAAATCGGCGACCGCCGACGTACCCGACGATACTGCCGGCAGCAGGGCCGTCATTATCGCATTCCCCGCCGCCGTGAATCCCAGCTTCGCCCGGTTGATTTCAAACGTCGCGGACTCCCACGCCTGCGACTGTTCGGACCCGACGATCAACCCCATGCGCTCGGCCTTGGCCGTCATGGTGTCCATCTGGTCGGCGGTCAGGTTCAGCAGGTCGTTCAGTTTTGCGCCGGACTTGCCGAATATGGCGAGCTCCATGGCGGTCTTTTCGGCGCCGTTTGCCATCTCGCGGTGACGGGCGGCGACGTTGGCGTATATCTGTTCAGCGCTTAACATCTGCCCGTTCGAATCTTGGACGGCGATCCCGAATTTCGTATAAACGTCTTTGGAATCGGCGCCGTTTTCCTTGATGCTCTCAAATGCGGCCTCGGCCGATTTGGACATTTTGACGAGTGCCGCGCTGGCGTCTTCGCCGGACAGGCCGACCATCTGGGCCAGCGCCAGCAATTTCGACGCGGATTCGCCGGACATGCCGGTCACGTCTTCGATGCTGTTGACGGCGAGGTTCCAGGACACGGCCATTTTGCCGGCAGCAACAGCGGCGGCACTCGCGGCGGCGGTTACAACGCCGAGCCCGGCGGCCATTTTGGCGGATGCGTCGAGGGCTTCGGGGCCGAAGGCGCGTTTAAGTTGGCGCTGTGACGCCTGGATTTCTTTGCGGAGGCCGTCTGCGTTACCCCCGATCTTGACGAGTAATTCGGCGACTGTCGCCAATCTAAGCACCTCCCGGCAGTCGGTCTTTAAACAGTTCCCGGAGTTCTTCCGCCTCTTTCTTCTTGTTACGCGGCAGCTGGCGCAGGGGTTTTACGAGTTGCGCCGGCGTCGGCGGTTTTTTAACCTGGCACGCCATCAGGCAATGCACCCAATATGCTGTCATGTTTTCCTGATGTTCTTGCCGCCAGCGGTAGCCGTCCAATAACTGCTCAAATTCGTGCGGTTGCAGACGGCCAAATTCATCTGGCAACAAATTTAATGGACCGAACGCTATCGGCTCGGCCCACTCAATCCACTGGTGAAAATTCAGGACGGGCTTGCCGTCCTCTACCCGTTTTTTTCGGGCACTTCCTCGTCCTTGAAAAATTCAGGATAGTAAATTTTAAGCACAGCGTTGGCCGCCGCCTTACCGAGTGCGCCGCTGGCGGCGATGGCATGGATAATCGGCACGGCTATGTCGTCGATGGAATGGCCCTCAACATCCAGGTATTCCTCGATTTTTTTCACGTATAGGGATGGTTGGATGTTTTTCAGACAAATGGGCAGAGCGGTCAGACAGAAGTTAAACCCCGCATCTTGCGAGACTACAATTTGCTGGATGGATTTCCCGAGCGCCCTTTCGAGCGCGGCGATACCCGCGATGGTAAAGCAGAGCTCCTGTTTCTCGCCGAACAGGTCAAACGGAATGGTCCGTTTCATAAAACCGTTTCCTCCTCAAAGTTGGGGCGACCCTTTCGAGCCGCCCCGCTTCTTTTGTCAGTCGCCTACCGTTACAGTTACGACAAGATTGTTACCGTCGCTCATGATAAGCGTAAAAATCTTCACGCCATTGGCCAGCGTGGCGAGATAGTCGCCCTCGATGGTCAGCACGCCCTCACTGTAACCGTAGTTGGACGGGTTGACGACGGTGGTGGCCGCCGCCCCAATTCTGAGCGAAACGAGGTCAACGGTGCCGGTAGACGTGACGGTGAACGCGATATCCTCCGGATTGGCCTTGCTGAACGTATCTTCTTCCGGGGTAACACTGTTGACGGGAACACTGCTGGATGTCCAGGCCGATAGAGGCCCATTCCCCTCGATGGTCCCGGACAGAGTGGCCTCGCCGTCGTGAGGCGGTTCGATGGAGAAATCCGTCAAAACGCCCCAGCCGGTGCGATACTTTCCGTCCGGCCGCTCATACTTGATGTTCACCTGCTTGTTGTTGTCAAAGGCGTATTCGAGTGCTTCGACGCCGGGGTCGTTGAGCATCATCAGACCGTCCAAGTCAATGCTCCACCCCGATAAACCTGCCAGAATAGATTTCGCCCCGCCGCTGGTTTTGTGGGATGTGTCAATGGTATCGCGCGTCCGGTTGAGCGGACTGTTGCGCTGTCCGCCGATCAGCGTCCAGACGGGCACGGCGACGGTGCCGGTGTTGATATAGACCTTGTAGTCCTTGCCGACGGTTGCGGTGGAAGTATCCGGATTGTCCGGCAGTTCAATTGCAAACCGCTGTAAGTCAAATTTCACGTTGTTACCCCCTTGTTTTGAATTTTGCAAACCAGTGTCAAAACGCCGTGATACCCGCCCCCGTCGTCGGGGAATGCCTCAAAAAAATTGACGTCACGGCTCATTACGTTAAAGCCGGACGCCGATAAATCAAGGGGCCACGATGTCAGCAAGGCGGTCACGTCGTTTGCGATCTGGTTTACCTCGGTTTTCCCGGCGTACTCTGACCAGATATGCACCTGCAGGGATACGTCGGAGATGTCTGTGGTTTTGTTGCCGGTGTTCTTGCAGGTAAACGCGCCGAGCGTGATGTACGGCATTTTTGTGTTATGCGGCACATCATCGTATACTGGCACGTCCAGGCTGTGGGTCGTCAGTATCTTGTAAACACCCTTTTGTAGGGCGTCCATCGGAATCCTGCGGATTATCACGGCTTAATCGCCTCCTCCAGCCCACGAATCAGATTCGGCCGCTCCTCCTCGAACGCCGGACGCATAGTCGGATGCTCGGGCGCGGGCGCGGGGCCTTTGTGGCCAAACTCGACGAGGTGAGCGTGGGGCGCTTTCTCGCGGACAACGCCTTCCAGTTTCAGCCGGTTAAAATTCGACGTGGTGTGTTTCCGCAGATATCCGGTCACGTCATGGATACGACTTAACACCCCGCGCCGGATATTCCGGGTTGACTCCTGGATTTGGTTCTCGATCTTTAGCGCGGTTTTGGCGTCGTATTTACCGATATCCTTGACGGCCTGCTCCAGTTCCGGGCACTTGAAATTCACGTAAAACCCCCGCCCGGCCATTACCGCACAACCTCCCGGCAGACCAGGATGGTGGTTTCGCGGCCGTAGTCGTAGGTATGCTGGATGTCCAGGATTCGGTCGCCCCACAGCGCCCGCCAACCTTTGCGAACGTCGGTGTCGTAACGGATGCCCCATTCTCTCGTCATGTCAGACGATACGGCTCCAGCAACAATCGACGTATTAAACGTAGGTTTGCGAGGCTCGGCCCACACTGTTTTCCGGGTCGTCCATACTGTCGTATAGCCGCCGCGGCCGTCTGGGGTTTTGACGGGCTCCTGCAGGGTTAGGCGCTCGGTCATGCGGCCGATAATCACGCGTAATCACCACACATCGCTATGTGATTGATTATCGCGTCTGCCGAGCGCGGGATGTTGTTCACGGAACCCGGCGACACGATGCCGCGATTTTCGTACCAGTGGGCGATCATGATTTTGTTCGCCAGGATATACAGCGCGTCGGCGGAAATCGGGCCATATGTCGCCACGCCATCAACCTCGCCTGTCTTAACCTGCGTCTTGCCCGTCTGCCCGTCGATGTACTTGGCGGCCGCCGTTATCAGCCCGGTAATCAGCGCGTCGTCCGCCGTCCCATCTACGCGCAGGTACAGCTTCGCTTCATCGAGCGTCATGGCGTCACTTCCTATACCATGTAGTAGATGTCCACCGCGTTACCGTCCAGGGCACTGTTCAGCGTCACGGTATTGCTCTCCAGAGCGGTGGCGCTCACGGCGACGGTCGGGGCGGTGGATTCTTTGGTGTTGTTGAGATAGGCGGCCAACACCGTGTTGTGCGACAGCTTGTGGATCAGGCCGAGTTTGCTGCCCCAGCCGATTTTGGTGGTTGCGCCGGTCCCGTCGTGAGCCGGTACGGTGATTTTGGTGACGGTCTTGAACGCCTTGCTCCCCACCTTGGTGGCGGCCGTGTTGGCGGTAAACGCCGGCAGCGTCTCGGTGATCGTCTCGCCGGCGGCGTTGGTGCCCTCGATAGTCACCGCAATGGCGCCGATGTCCTCGGCGGTGCCACCGGCCGTGGCGGTGATGTTGCGCGGCACGTCCGGGTTGGTGATGTTGGTAGTAACCACATCGGCGGCAGCCGTCTGGCCGCCCTCGAACGGGACAGCATCGGTTTCGCCGGTGGCCACAGCCGCCGTGTCCCAGTTGCCGCCGGCCGCGCAGGTGAACGCGCTCACGTCAACGCCAGCAACTTCTTCGAGCAGCCGGATAGCCGCCTGGACGAGTGAGGCGGCGTTTTTGGTCGCCGTGGTCTTGGCCAGGGCGATGGTGATGACGCCGGTTTCGTCGTCAGCGGTAACGGCGAGGGTGTCATCGGCGGCGGTAACGAGGTTGATGCTCAAGGCGTTGGCCGCGGCGCCGATGGCGGCCGGGGCTGTGACGGTCAGTGTGTCGGTCGGTGCGCTGGCGGCGGCGACGACGCACGTAGCGGCGATGGCCGGAGTCGTGCAGGTTATCGCTGCATGAACACCGTCAGTATCATCGGCCACGGGCGATGCGCTGTAGTGCGCGATAAACGCGCGGTCGATTGTCTTGTCGGGTGCGTCCGTCCGCAGCTTGCCGTTAGCGGGATTATATCCTCTCATTTTTTCACCTCCAGTTAATTAGGGGCGGACTAGCCGCCCCTCCGTTATTTCTTCAGTGTTACGAGGGAGTTTTTGTCCACGACCTTCCCGTCCACGAGCATGATCGCCTTCGTAATCATGTCGTCGGTGTCGTTGTCCTCGTATTTCTTGATGGTCATCTGGTAGTTGGTGTTCAGCGCGTAGTCGCTGAAATTGAACAGGAACGCCCAGACCTTACCGGCAGTAAGGTCGGATTTGTAGCTGTCCAGGTAGTTGCACAGCACAACAGGGCGGCCCAGCAGGGTGCGCTCCGGCTTGCCAGCGATACCGTAATTGACGCGGGCAATGGGCTGGCCACCATCGTCAACCTCGCCGACGAACGTCATAAACGTCTTTTTGGTCATGCACCAGACGGCGCCGTTCTCGTATTCGAGCGGCAGCGCCCCCTCGGCTTCGACGAGTTTTTCCCATGTCGGCGTGCCAGTAAGCGCCTGGCCAGTGGCCGGGGTTTCGGTGAGGATGCCTTTCGGCTGGGTGACGCCGTCGCCCGAAATAATGGCCTGCTCCAGCGCCTTGGTCATGGCTTCGACGACATTGCGGATCAGCGCGGACTCGAACGCGGACAGCGCCATGGTATCGACTTCGAGGGTGGTGGCGACGGCGCAGCGCAGTTTGAAATAGCCGAAGTCCACATAGGACGTGCCTTTCTTCTGCTTTGTGCTGCCAGCACCCTCGTTCACCCAAGACGCGGTCGGCTTGACAGCCGAAGTCGGAATTTTTACGCCGCCCTTGTAGGCGGTGCGGGTGACGAGCGGCAGGATCATGCTAGCGGCTTCCATTTTCTCGACGATGGTGTTAATGACGGTCGTCGGGATAACGCTGCCGACATCGGTGGTGGCGGTTACTTCGTCGGTACGCAGTTCGAGCGGAATCGGGGTGCCGCGCAGGACGTAGTTCATGAACGCCTTGCGGTATTCAGGAGTATCGTGCGGGTCGATCTCGTCGCGCTTTTCGGGCGCAGGCGCCGGCGCGATGGGTACGGGTTTACCGCGCAACTCGCCGGTGTTCAGTTTGCCGGCGATCTCCATTTTTTTCTGGATGCTTCTTTCCTCGGCTTCGAGTTCGCCGAGTTCTTTTTCGATGGCGTCGAGGTCGGCGTCCTGGGCATCCAGAGCGGCCCGCAGTTCAAGTTTACGGGCGGCGATTTCTTTGAGTCGTTTGTCCATTGTTGATACCTCCGTTTATTTTTTTGGTCACGAGTGCCCTATCCAGGGCAACAAAAAACGGCCATCCGGCCGTAATTGCCTAAAAATATGTGGCGATGATAAGCCGTTTTTTCCGGGCCGCCAGTTCGGCGGCAGCGCGGGCCTCGGCTTCGCGTTGGGTGTCGAAATACGAACGCGCCGAAATACTGGTCTGGTCGTACGCCGGCATATCCACGGCGGCGACATCGTAAATCCGTTTGAATTTCTGGATGGTCCGCGTGTGCGTGGCCCGGTCATACGAATCGGTCTGCACCGTAAAAGAAAAGGACATCTTGTCGATGTCCCGGCGGTCGATCAGCGTATAGAGGTCTTTGCCGGCAGTAGTTGGCGCCAGGTTAGCCCTAATAAATAAACCCTTGTCGTCAACCGTGAGCGACAGGGTTTTATTTCGCGTCCGGGCCATTACCATGATATTGTCCGAGTGATTGTACTTGAACGGCACGTCGCGCATGTCGGCGCCGTCAAGCGCTCCTCGGGCGATAACTTCCTTGTACTGAACCCCATCGTATTCGTATAAAACCGTCGGCTGGTCGAATACGATGGCATATCCCTCGACGATCATGTCGTTATTGTCCGCCGGCAGCACCCGCATCTCCGCTATCCGGATTTCCCTTTTGTCCACCCTTCCCACCCCATTTCATTTGGTATTGATCTGCTATTCCAGCATTCACCACGTTCAACGTCTGCAGCCTGATATCGCCGCCTTCGACGGGTTCGAGTTCGAATATCTCGCGCATTTCGTTGATGGTGAAAATGCCCATCGGCATCATTTCTTTCGCCATCTGGACTTTCGTCGCATTCGAAGCGTAAGTCAGCCGCGAAGCCGAAAACACGATTTCGTTGCCGTGCCCCTTCTCGCGTTCGGTGAAACATTTCGCTGTCATTTCCAGCGATAACTGAATCGCAATCGGTTCCAGCACCGACGAGTAAAATGCGTTCCACTGATTCTCATCGTAGGTATTCGTGATGATGGCGTCGTTCACGCCGAAATACCGATAAGCGGCTTCGCGGGCAATCTTCATTTGCCCATCGTCAGCTAATACGGGCTCGATTTTCGCCGGCGTAAAATCGAATTTCGAGTCAAGCGCCGCGATCCCGCCGTCGTTGTCTATGCTCAGATAATCTTTGACGAAATTATCCCGCTGGGCTTTCAAATCTTCCGGCCTTAACGTGCTGGAGTATTTTAGCCAGCCCCTTAACCTCGCCGACGACTTGATGGCGTTTATGATCCCCTGGTTAATTGTCTGGATCAAGTTCAGCGTCGGTTTCAGCGGTTTCCGGCCGTCCTCGCCGAACATGTCGTCGCGGTTAAAATGCCGGCGCAGGTGGATAAGTTCCGAATACGGCACCGTCATCCGGTACCCTGATTTGAACGTAAACCGGAAATACATCTCACCGGCGTATTCGACCGGCTCGATAAACGAGTAGTTAAGCGGATAAAATCCTGTTATGACGCCGCGCTCTGTGTGTATGTAAATAAACGCATTGTTGTTCGAGTATAACTGCGACACGGTTTTATATAGGAAGTCATATGCGTTCATGTACTCGTTTGGCCGAACCTGCAGGAGCTTGTCGAGGTCGCCATATGTCGGCGGCAATATTTTCCCGCCGACCCGCCGGACGTGCTTGGCTTTCAGTTTGGCGGCGTTCCGGGCGATGGCGTCGATGCACGTCCGGACGATATCGCTGTCGTACAATTCGCCGTCGAAGTTGCTGAAAAACGGGATAAAGTCGTTCAGCATTTTCATCTGGACAACGTTGGCGGGTTCCTTGGCGCCGCCGAATATTTTTGAAAACATGCTTCGGATTTCCAATTTGTCACCTCCCCAGCAGGTCAATGTCGAGCCCAAATAATGCGGCCTCACGGATGTTGTCGGCCATTATCTCATCGGTGGCCGCCACCCGGGCGACATAATCTTTTATCTGTTGTTCGGAAAAATCTGTTTGCCGCGCGAGGCGGGCGATTTCGGCGGAGGTCATAATATCACCTCAAAAAGATAAGCACCCTTGCCGGGCGCTTTCGTAGTCTGCCATTCGTTTACGGATTATCTCGCAGTATTTAGGTTCTCGCTCAATAAGGATGCTGTTTCGACCGCATTGTTCGGCGGCTATTGCCGTTGTGCCACTACCGGCAAAACAATCAAGAACAATGCCATCGGGCGGGCAAACCGCTTCAATCAAATAGCGCAACATTTCCGGCGGTTTTTCAACAGGGTGCAACCTATCCCTCGAGAGTGTTGCCTTAAATCGCAAAACATCCGCCCTTAATTTACCGTCGTTAGGTTCCCATGCCCCACTATTCCGGGCTGCAATAACTAATTCATGTTGATGACGAAATACCCGCCCAAGTCCCGGACGGTCTTTGTCCCACACCAAACTAACCAACTTTTCCCACCGGCTATACATCGGGATATAAAAAGCCGGATAACTATCAGCATTACAAAAAGTCAGGAAATGCGCAGAATCTTTTAGCTTGGGCCGGATGGTATCGCACATAAGCCCCCACCAATGCTCAAGGATGCTCATGTCTCCCCATTTCCTCTCCCAACCTACTCGAGACTGATAATGAGTTGCCGGACAGAAAAACGGCGGGTCAGTCAGTACAATGTCTATGGACTTATCCGGCAACGTCGGCATTATCTCTAGGCAGTCGCCTTCATAGAGTGTCCACATAAATACACCTCAAATCAAATTCGCATATTCTTCCAGGTGCCTCTCCAGCACCACATAAGCGTCCAGCATGGCCGCGAATCCGTCTATCCTGCGCCGGGTATTCGACGTTTTGCACGGCAGCAAATTTGCGTTCCGGTCCTCGGTGACTGCCACGTTCGACAGACACCACTTGGTTATCGGATTGTTGCCGTAGTTGATCCGCTTGGCTTCCAGATCGGCGCCGAGGGACCGCAGCGGCCCGGCCAATGTCTTCGCCCCCTGCTGGACCTTCTCGGGGCACTCGGCGCCAAATTCTTCGCGCAAATCCTGCACGAAATACCCGGCGGAATAATCGTCATACCCGATCCACGGCAGGTAAATATCGTACTCCTCGCGCAGTTCCTTAAACCACTCAACGACATGCTTGTAATTTACTTTGTTGCCCGGCGTAGTCCGCAGTAGTCCCATGTCTCGCCAAATCGAATACGGTATTTTGTCGTCCTGCTCACGGGTTTCGAGCAGGTCCTCCGGCAGCCAGTACATCGACGCCGCGTATATGGTCGGGTCGTCCTTGACCATGAACAACACGCAGGCCGCCGTCAGGTCGGTGGTCTGCGACAAGTCCACGCCGCCTATCCCATAACGCGGCTTTAATTCGCGAATATCGAACGTCGCCGGGTTATTAAGCTGTTCAAATGTCAGCCACGCTTCGGACGTGGTTTCGCGGACGTTGAAGTCTTTGCACAATAAATTTTTGACGAGCACCGGGTTTTTCTGGGCCTTGGCCACTTTTGCGGCGAGCTGGTCGAGCCGTTTTATGCTGCCAAGCCCGGGATTAGCTTTCGCCCAGCACTTCGGATCCTGCCACTCCTTTCGGGAGTCGAGTTCGTAGATTATCGGCAGCAGCCGTTCGTTCTTGTACCCGTTTTCGTCGTCGTAGCCGTTTATGGTCTGCTCGGCTTCGTCGTACTTTATGTCAAAAACCGATTCGCGAACAGTCCCGGCCGTGGTGGTGATAAAAATTAACGGCTGTTCCCTCGCGGTCACGCCGTCAACGATAACGTCGTATAAGTTTTTGTCTTTCCATGCGTGGATCTCGTCAAGCAGGGCCGCGTGTACGTTCAACCCGTCGAGGGTGTCGCTATCGGACCCGAGCGGCCGGAAAAACGAGTCGTTATAATCAGCGACGAGTTCAGCGACAAGCGGCTTAATTTTTCGCAACAAGTCGGGCGACTTCTTGACCATCCGCTTGGCTTCGAGCCAGATTATCTTGGCCTGATCGCGCTTGGTAGCGCAGGCATAAACTTCGGCGCCGGGTTCCCTGTCGGCGATCATCATGTATAGCCCGATAGCCGCCGCCAGCGTCGATTTGCCGTTTTTACGGGCGACCATCAAAATAACTTCCTGGAATTTGCGGGTTTCCTCGATTTTATGGACGATGCCGAACGTGGCCGCGACCATGGCCCGCTGCCACAATTCGAGGATAAACGGCTGGCCGCCGCATTTGCCCTTGGAATGCCGGCAGAAGGTTTCGATAAACTTAATCGCCCTGTCGGCCTTTTTCTCGTTGTACTCCCATTCGCTTTCGGTGTCGGCGATCAGCTTATTTAAATTTCGGTATACCCTGCGAACCTTGTCCGAAACGACAACCTGCCCCGCGTCGATAGCTTGCCAGTATTCGATTATCGGGTTCATTCTGAGTCAAGAAACTTGTCCAGCGTGTCGCGGGTTGCCGCGGGGCCTTTGCCGGCAGGGAGTCGGTCGGTTAACTGCTTGATAGTGCTCTGATAATTCTTGTTCATGGAATTATACAACCTGGCGACCGGCCGCTCGCGCTCATACGGCGCGGTTTTCTCGGACTGGGTAAACGATTCGACGTATCCGTTCTCGTCCAGGTCTTTCTCCATATCCTCCAGCGCGATCCGCATGTAGGCGGCCCGCTTAATCAGGCCGTCGATTATTGCCTTTTCTTTTTTAGGTATATCGTCGAATATCTTTAATAATCTGTCGTGTTCTTTCTTAATCCTTGCTTCTCTCTGCTCGTTCACGCAAAACAACCTTTCTTTGTTAAGGTAGGGGGTTACGCGCTCGACCCGTGTATTTTTCGGAGGTTCCCTCGCCGGTCCCTGGAGACTCCCATAAAAAACCAAGTATGGGGGGGGTGTTTGATTTATTTTATTTATTATATTTTGTTTTTAATTTATTTTTTTAATTAAATTGCCGTTATCGTCGAATGTTACGTCATGTCTGGTCACCAATGGATCACCACCGTGCTCCTGCGTATGACACTCGATGCAGTATAGTTCGAGGTTATCATGGTTCAACGTGATGTCTGGATCGTTGATGTTCTCGGGCGTCAATTTGATTTTATGATGGACAATCACGCCCGGCCTGTGGCATTTATCGTGGTTCTTGCATAGTCCGAACCTCGACGAGATGAACGATTGCCGGCAGGATTGCCAGGCTTGCGATTTGTAGAAGGAACGGGCGAAGTCTTTGGCCATCTATCTGAGCACGCCCCCATTAGTGGACTTGTACCCCCTCTGTGTCCTCCTGCAGTTCGGGTTAACCGGCGCATGCACCAGACTAGAGCGCGGAACAGGCCGATAACACTCCACCATGCCGCAACCGTCGATGTAAATATTACGAGCCGTGCAGACTTCGGTGCCGTGATGCTGGCAGTCGGTTAGTTTGCAGTAAACGGTCGGCACGTCCGCCACCTCCCGGGCAAAAAATAACCACCGGCCCCTCATCCGGTGGTTTGCAAGAACTCGAGCGCTCACCAAAAACGCTATCGGCAAAAGCTCTTGATACCATATTACCATGCAAAAATACCCCATTTTGTTGCATTTTGTTGCATGCTATAAAAAACCCAATTTTACTGCCAGCGCATATATGATTTGCTTCTTCCATCGATGGATAGTTGACCGATCAACCCCGAGTTTATAGGCTATGCCCTCCTGTGTATACCGCCGCTCGAAATAATACTCGGCCATTAATGTCTGCTTTTTCGTCTCGCAACGCTGATAAATAAAATTGATTGCGTCAACGATTCGCTGATGCCTCTTTATCTTTTTATCCATCAGCAGGGCGATAGCTTTGTGGCCAGTCGAGTCGCCTGGCGAGTAGTTTCGTCCCTCCTGTTGAACTGGAGATGATTGGAGTATCTTGTTCCGCAGTTCCTCAAGTTCTCGTTTCGTGGCCTTATATGCTCGTAATTCGCCCTCTAAAAAATCAATCGTGTTTTTATTGAGGCGGCACTTGTCCATCGCCACCTCGACGTATTTTGCATACTCAATATCAATCGCATCACATAACGCCGCTGCCCATGCGCTGTGTATAAACTTTTTCGCATCGCAGAAGTTTTTATCAATCTTCCGTTCAGCGCACTCACTGGAATAAATGCACCAAGGAGGGCACTCATCCGTATCTTTGTAATCTTCATGGGCTTGCTTCAAAATAGCCGCTATGAGCCTTCTGGCTCCGGTATCGTCTATAGCCATAGCCAATCACTCCCCCAATCGAGATAGGTATCCCCGCCTCAGAGTTTTACGCCTCGCCCATTACCGAAGTCATGCTCGGGGTCGCGGTACATATCCTCCAGTTCCTCCCGCGTGGGCTTGTGCGGCCTGTCCCGCCGGTACTCCTGTAGCTCCCGCTCGCACCTGGCGATGGCCTCGTCCAGGTCACGCACGGGCTTGTGGTTAGCCATAGCCTGATCCTCCTGTCTCACCGGTCCGCCGCACAGGGCGCAGGGCGTCAGTCTGCCGTGCGCCGCGCTGTACGTCACGTCTCCGCATTTTTCGCAGATGTAGTATGGCATTGTCTCACCTCCACGATCACAATCTCCGTCCGCTCGGGTTCACCCCGTGCGAATCCCCAGTCCAGGTCAATTCTGTCCTTGTTGTCGTCCATCAACACCCCGGCCTTGACCAGCCCGTCCATCAGCATCTTCGGCGCATAGTTGTCCTTGTCGCGCCGGCGCTGTGTGGCGAAATAGTACGTTATCCGCACCCTAGCCCGCTCAAGCCGCAGTTTCGTCGCCCCGGCCTGATACGCGGACACCCAGACCTCGCGCTCCCACAGGGTTTTCAGCCGCTGGCGCTTGAACGGGTTGCCCGGCCAGCGGTTTATGCTCGGCGGGATACCGGGGACGATAATAACTGTCTTATCCAAACCCATCACCCCCTGCTCTGCACCGTCGAAGGTTATCGCCTGGCCGTGACGCCGCCGGCAGCGTGGGCAGAGTTCGTCGAGCGAGCGGCGCATGTACCGGCCGCAGCGGCGGCAGCGGTCAGGCATGGCGCATAAGGTCGTTTTTTGCGCGGCGCGTCCTCACCGTAATGTAGTTGCCGCACGGGCATTGGTATGTCCAGGAGAAAAACTCTCTGCCGTCAGCGTGCATGACCATTTGTGCTTTTGGCTCCACGGTTTTGCACGCCGCGCAAGCCATTTTCCCATCAATCAGTTCCACGCCGAAATATGTGCTATCTCCGCGCTCAACCTTCGGGTCGTTTTCATCGGGCCTCATCTTTTTAAGGTCGTCCAACAGTTCATCTTTGCGGCTATCGTTCATCTTCTTCCCTCCTATCCCGCCACGTAGACGGGTTTACCTGTCGCCGCCTGCACTTCGCGCTTGAAGCGGGCGGCATCCGAATTGCCGTCGCTCAGGGTCGTTGGCAAGCGCAATCTCGCATAGGTCAGGCATCGGGCACTTATCACAGCACCAGTTTTCGTCTACCAGTATCCCGATTTTCTCAAACGGGCATTGAATAGTGTCGGAACCTTCTGGCGCAGACCACGCCTTCTCCATCGCCCCCCTGTACGCATCAGCGCGGGCGGTGGCGGTGTCACGGTCGCGCTCGGCAGCTGTGCGATCGCGATTTTCTTTGCTGTGGCAATGTTCCAATATTTGCAATCGCTCTTTCAGCCGCCCGATCTCCTCCGCCTGCACCCGCTCCCGCTCCTGGTACTGCTCTAGCTCGGCCAGCAGGAGTTCAAGTGCCCGCTCAACCGTCATATCAGCCATTGTCTTCACCTCGCAAAGCGCAGTATTCGCGGAACCAACAGACTTTGCACCCGTCCCAATCATTCTGCGGTTTTCCTCCGCACTCGTACAACCGGGCTATTTTTCGATTCATCCTTGCCAGACTAATACGGCTCCGCTCTCTGTCGCGTTTTCCTATAACCGCCTCCTCCACTAAACGCTCCCGAAGTTTCTGTAAACGTTCTATCTTCGCTTTGTTGCTGTTGCTCATCAACCATTGCCGCATGCGCTTTCGCCTCCATTTCGTCCATCAGGAACGTCAACTTCTCCTTGGCAAACCTCACCGGGATTTTGCCGGTCGGACAGCTCCGGCCCTTCGCGACCACGAGGTAATAGTTCCACCACGTGATGAGCTTGGACAAAAATTCGCGCTCCTCTTTCTCGACCAGCGGCCTGATGTGCAGGTGCAGGTCGGCCTCGTGCTCTATCTGGCTTGCCATCGCCAGATAGCCTTCTTTGTTCACCTGTGCGACCATAAACACCACCAAATCAAGCTGCTGGCCTATCGTTTTGAGTTTCTTCGCCGCCGCCAGAAGCTGCTTCCAGTCGTCCTTTGGTGAGTTCATGGTGTCGATGCGGCCTATGTAGTCCACGGCCACGGCCCTGATTTTCTTCTGCCGGGCGAAGCGACGGATAACCGATACCATCTTGGGCGCCGTTAGGTCGGGTATCGTGACGCTGTACAGTTGGCTCCCGTGCATCAGGTCAAGGTCAGCCACCAGCGCGGCGAATTGCTCCTGCGTTATCTCCCCGGCCCGAATGGTCGTGTTGTTTACCAGTGGGTCTTTCGCCAGCATGGCCGCCCAGCGCATGTCTATCTGCATCCGGCTCATTTCGGTGTTGATGTAGAGAGCGGGCAGTTTTTGCACCAAGGAAATGTCCCGAATAAAGTTCATTGCCAAAGCTGTTTTCCCGCCGCCAGTAGGGCCGGATATGATAACCAAGTCTCCGGCGTTGAATCCTCCGGTCAGGTAATTTAAGCGTTTAAACGACGTGTAGATGCTGTGCCGTTTGCGCTCGTCCTCGTCCATCTGGCGGCTGACGGTTTCAACGATTCTTTCCGCTTGCTCCGCCGGGGTTATTATCGGCTCCGTCCTGTCCTCGGCGGCCACTCCGTACAGTTCGTCCGCCACTTCCGCCGACAAAACTTCCGGGTCGGCGAAGTCATGCACCCTTTGGACGATTTTCTGCGCCTGTTCGACGAGGCGGCGGTAGTGATGAACTTTTTTGAGCTTCGCCACATAGGCCGGGAACATGCTCTTTAACCCGTAGTCGCCGCATATTCCCAGGTTGGCGAGGCCATACTGCCTGATAAGGTCTTGCGCCCGTTCGCTGACCGTGAGCATGTTTACCGACTTGTCCTGCCCGTACATTTGGCCGATGATTTCAAACACGGCCCTGCGGCCGCCGTCGCAGAAATGCACGGCGGTCAGTTCGGTAAGTCCCAATTCAAGACACTCTTTTTCTTGTATCATCAGGGAAAGCGCGTTGATCTCCGATTCGGGGTCAGCAACCGGCAGGCTTTTAGTGATGTCGAAGATGCTCATAGCTCAGGCAACCCCTCCCCTAAAGCACGGTACATAGGCGTCGGCGCACGCTGATATTGCTGGTTGCGTTCCTGTTTGAGCGGATATATATCTTGCCAGCCGTTAACGATGGACTGTTCCAGTATTGCAACCTTTGCGTCCTCCGTTTCGGCAAGGTCGTCAAGTTTTTTCAGTAACAATTCCTTCGCTCTCTCGGTCATGGGCTTTTTGATTTTTTTTCGCATTTCGAGAAAATCGGTGAACGTTTTCGACAGTTTTCCGGTAAGGGGGGATATAGGGGGGTTATTATTTACTTTTATTTTCTTTATTTTATTTTCCGTACTTCCGTCGCCGGAAACTCGTTCTGACGGGGTTTCCGTCGCCGGAAACTCGTTTACAGGAGGTTTCTGGTTCCGTAAACTGGGTTTTTGCGGAAGATCGTCCAATCGTTTTTTGTATGCGTCTTTGATGTTGTCCACGAGGTTTTGATACCAAATCCGCTTTTCCGCCCACAATTCGGGGTCAATTTTCCCTAATTCGGCCAGTTTATCAAGGATTGCGGAGGCGGTTTCCTCGTTTACGCGAGTTTTCGCCAGCAGAAACTCCCTTTCTGCGGGGTTTCCGTAGTCGATAACGTGTCCAGCCGTACTGCATAATGTTTCGAGCAGCTTGTGAAAAAAGGCATACCCGTCATTGCCCCAATGTGTTTCAAGGATGAATAATGTTTTCCCTGACTTGACGATATGCGGATAATAGTCAACAGTTTGTTTCTTTGGCCTTGCCAACTCTCTCGCCCCCTATCTCATCACCCAGTACAACCTGCCGTCCGTACGCCAGCGCCTCCACCTTATTACTCATCTCTCACCCTCCCTCGTCCGTCTGGGCGATCGCCGGCAGGTTATCTATGGGTAGCCATACGGTTTTTTCGTCCTGGCGCGTCCATATCGTGATATAGCCGAGGGCGTCGGGGTATAGGGTTTCGAGGAAGGTTATCATACGTCGGGTGCCTCCCGTATCTGTTTAAAAATCCACCTGACCGGCGGGATGGCTATGCTGTTGCCTATGGCCTTGTATCGGGCCGTGTCTGAGCCGCCGGCGGTGTAGTTGTCGGGTAAACCCTGCAGGCGCTCGCACTCCAGCGGGGTTAGGCGGCGGACGCGGTAGCCTCCGACCAGAGGCACATTATCGCCGCCTGTACCCATCCGAGCCTACAGCCCCGACCTCTCACCGGCGAATCCCTGGCGTTTTCCAGCTACCGAAAGGTCTTGGCATGGACTGCCGAACGTAATGATGTCGACCGGCTCGATTTCGGCGCCGTTGATTTTGGTCACGTCGCCTAATTGGCGCATATGCGGGAAATGCCTTGCGGACACCGACATGGGGAAAGGCTCTATTTCGGAGGCCCAGACAGAGGTTATGCCTTCCAGGGATGCGGCGTAGGGGAAGCCGGCGATACCGTCGAAGAGGCTGCCAAGCGTCACAGCCTCACCCCATCCTCTGCGCCTGATGGCTTCATTTTGCGGTCATGCGCCCATACTCGCGCTCTGTCTACGCGCCTATCCCGCAGGTCGCCGTATCCGTATTCCTCATCGTCCTCGACGGTGTCATACGCCTCTTTTCGGCAGGGAGAGCATAAGTGATTGTAAAAGAATCTGCCGTCATATAGTCCCTGTTGTGCCCACAATACGCGGCCTTTGGGGAACTTTTTGGCGCATCCATAACAACGCGTGTCTTTGCGGATGTGAACTTTTTTCTCTTGGAACAACTCGCAATAGCTCATTTGCCTGCCTCCTCTGCGCCCTCGTCTGCGCCGGGAGGGGCGGGCATCATTTTGTTGGTGTCAACAATATGTTCCTCCAGCCTAACTCCAGCCTCACGCGCGCGGGACAGGGCTTTGTCATACTCCGCTACTGCTTCCACCAACTCATCCCACCCAATAGCTACAGGCGAATTGATGTGCTTGAAATACAGGCTTAACGCCGCCCTCATTCGTACGCTTGCCCTCGCCACGTCCAGCAGCAGGCGGTTGTGCTTTTCAAGGTATTTTACCTCCAACATAATGCTATCGTGATCAAAGCCGTTTTCGGGGTCGATGTACTTGTCGATTATCTCCTCAATTTTTTCGCTTGCCTTCATAGGCTTACCCATCCCCTCATCCCTCCTTCACCGGCTCAACGCAAGTTGTGCAAAAGTGTCCGTATCGAAAATCGCCCTCTGCCCACGTTACCGAATAAGTCGCCGTGCTGCCTGGCGGTATTGTGCGCCCGCAGTCGTAGCATTGGTGGGACTTGCACGTCTTGACCACCTTTTTCCGATAGTCAGACTTTCCCATGCTCCCCCTCCTTGCTGCCGAAAGCGGCGTCGATGATATCTTGACAATACCCTGCGTCTGTCAGCATCTTCCTTGCTATACCCCGCAACCTCTCGCACTCCGGGCAGGCGGCAGGTTCAGACGTAGCGGCAGGGGTGGCGGTGGGACATTGTTCGCCCTCCTGGGCATCCGCCAGCCAGCCAGTTATTTGGTCAAACCTTGTAGCGCCCATAAGGGTGTCGATTTTGTCCGCCACGTACTTGATGGCGAAGCGGTCTACAACGTCTAGGTTGTAATCATCAGTCGGCACGATGTTGGCGCGTATTGTGTCGCGGGCTTCCCGCAGCGCCCCCTCTAATGCGGCAAGGCGGGATTCGGCGGCTTCTGTGGCTTCAATGGCCGTCATAAGTTCCCATCCGCCACATGTACATTTCTCTTGGTTCCCTGTGTAACCAGGAGAAATGCTACTTTTCATCAAGTCACAAGACCAATGATGCTGTATGTCTCCTTTGAAATTAATCCAGGCTTCATAAACACTAGCCATACTTCTCAACCTCCTTCGCTCGTTGCCACTCAGCCAATTTCAGCCGCTCCACCTCCTCCTGCGCCTCCTGGAGTTGGCGGCATATATCGCTAATCCATTTACCGCATTCAGCGCAGTACGCTATGCCAGGCCCATCAACTGCTACCCACTTTTCATGCTTGCACTCTTTCACTCTGTCCATCCCCCTCTCCTCGGTATTGCCAATGCTTTCCACAACATAACCCCTGTTTTGCGCCTGGATGATTACATTTTTCGGCTTATGGCCTAAAGCCTTTTCCCAGTTTGCGATAAGGTCACCGTCGTTGTTCTTGTGCCCATACGGCGGGTCGGTAAAAATCATGTGGACACTATTGGCCGGTATGTCGCGCATTAGTTGCAGACAATCCCCCTGCAGTATCTGTATCACCCCACCACCACCTCACAATAACATTCCCACAGCACAGCCCCGCCGTACTGCACCCTGCACCTATGCGGCTCCGGCAGCCCCACCGGGCGCAGGCCCTTGCCGAGCAGCCTGCGCACCACCTTCCGCCGCGCCCTGGCAAGGGTGCTGGCGTTGACGCGCAGGCCGTAGATGTAGAGCGTCACCTAAATCCCTCCCGTATCAGCCACGCAATCAATGTGAATCGCACGAATCTCCGCTCAGCCTTGCGTGGCGCGACCACGCCGCCACGGCCTTATTGGTTATCTCAAGCTGTTCGCGATCGCGGCCAGCGCAAGCGGCGGTGCATCTTGTTTGAGCTCCGCCAGCAGATGACTTGCCGCGTACGCCATAAATATGGGGTTGCACTGCGCGCGCAGCGTCGTTTTGTCGCCTTTGGCAAAAATTAGCGCATATCCGTCCTTAGCCGGCGTAATTTCCTCGATGTGCGTCTGCCCGTTTACGATGGTGGCGATAGTGATTTTGACCGTCGCGTTCCGCAGGTTTTCCGGCGTCTCGCCGGCAAGGGAAAGCTCGTTTACTCTGTCGATCAACATTTTTTCTCCTCCTTAGCCGCTTAGCGGCTTAATTCCCGAGGTTCTTCTTGGTCAGCCCGTACTTCTTGCCGATCTCCGCCGTCAGGGGTATCGGCGTCAGCAGCATGTCCCTGACCAGCCACTCCCGCCCTTTGGTATGAGCCTCGCCATGGTGCTCCGGGCAAAGCGGCAGGACTAACATGCCAATTTGATAAACCGTGTCCCTGTCCCGCCCCATGCCGATGGCGTCCCAATGGTGAAGATCAGCCTTCTTTCCGCATATAGCGCATTTCTTGTGCATCAGACAAGCCCAGACATAACGGCTCACGTCCTCGCACAGTTCCCGCAGCGGGGTCCGGGTAGGTACGCCATGGTAAATGATAAATTCTATCAGGTAGTCAATAAATTCGCGGGCTGTAGTAACATCTGTGTCTGATAGACTAAATAATTGTTTATGCAAGGCTTGCAGACGCTTGGCGACAAATTCGAGTTTTATCAGATGTTTTACTATTTCAGGCGCTTCGCCCATCCAGTCGGCAATCTCGTTCATCAGAGCGTATGCCTTGCGTCTCTGCTCAGGGGTTATCGTGCGGCCGTCGGGGAGGCCAATCTGCACTACGTCGTATTGCCGCAGGATGGCGCGGCTGATGTTCTCGTATGGCGCCCGTATTGTTATGCCGGTTTCGTCGATGTCGGTTATGCGACCGTTGATTATCTCCAACTGCGCCGCCTCCTAAAAGGGCAATTCCTCTTCCGGCAAAACCTCGCCGCCAAAGGGGTTGTCCTTGTTCTCGAGCTTGCGGTCAAGGAATTCGACGTGCCCGGCTACTACCTCGGTGATTTTGCGCTTCTGCCCGTCGTTGGTTTCATAGGAACGTACTTGTATCCGGCCTTCGACGAGGACTTTGGAGCCTTTTGATATTGAGTTGCCGCAGGCTTCGGCGACTTTTTCCCAGCAAATCACGGGAATCCAGTCGGTTGTCTCTTTGTCGCGCCGTACGGCGAGATTGAAACTCGCCACGCATTTACCGCTCTGCAGGTACCTGATTTCCGGGTCAGCACCGAGATTTCCAGTCAGAATCACGCGATTTATGTCACCCACCTACTTTCCGCACGTCGTGCACAGTATTTTCCCATCGTTGTTCCGTTGCGAGATTGTTGCCCGCGCCTTCGGGATTGCCTTGCCGCACTTCTCGCAAACAGGCTCGGCTTCGGACTTCGTTGCCTGTGCGGGCGGCACAGGGCCACTCTCGCGGCTATACTTGGTTTCCGGCGCTCTGCTCCAGTACACGTCCGCCGCCATCCCCAGGGGCTTCATGGCCTTGCCCAATGCGTCAGTTAGGGCCATCGCGTAAGCCTCGTCGTTGTGATAGAGGCCGTCTCGCTCTTTTTTGACGAGGAAGTCGCCGCCCGTTCCCGGTATCGGGTCAGACCACTTATCGCCATCCTTAACGAACAGGTCAACGTTGACGAAGCACATCAACTGCCCGTCCTGTCCCTGTTCAGTCCATTGGCGGGTTATGGCGAATTTCCACCCGAAGCCGCAGGGACCGAATATGTCGGTGAGGGCCTGATACCGCCACGTCGGATTGATGTCGCTTTTCCCTTTTAGGCGGCCGGCCTGGATTTCGCTTAAAGCCTCCTTGGGCGGCGTTCTCAGTTTGTTCCAGAGGTCTAGCGCCATCGTTGTCACCTCACCTTATACGCAAATGCCTGCCCTGCACCAGTGCGCACCCTGGAACGTCCTCGCCCGCTTTGAGTGCCGCCTTGATAGCCTCATTGTTCGGTACATGCTGTTCCGGTATGACGGTTAGATACTTGGCCGGGATCGCGTTCTGGTCGGTTATTTGCAGAGCGGGAGGGTTGTTTTGCAGGGCGATGGTAAACAGGTCGGATTTGATTTTGTCCACGCCAATGGCCTCCATGCGGCCCTGTAGATACTGTTTCAGCGACTTAACCCGGTTTTCGAGCGCCTTTTTGCGGGACTGTAGCCGCTTTATTTCGGCGTCGATGACGTCCGCGCTTGTCTCCATTGACCGGCAAAAGGCGGCGATGTTGCGCGCCTTGACCTCTATGGCGTCTTGAATAGCCTCCAGCGTGTCGTTGACGGTTTGCTGATCAGCGTCCTCGGGAAGATTTCCCAGCACCGAAAGGTATGCGTCAGTCAACTGATATAGGTTCACATTCTTCCTCCTCTCTGTATTGCGCCGCTATCGGGCAGCGCCAGTCGCAGTAGTACAGGCTCGGCGGGCGGCAGCCGGAGCATTGCGGCAGGTCGCTCATGCCGCTCCCTCCACCCGCTTTACCGTTTCGATCATCGCCGCCGCGTTGTAAGCGTGGACGTAATCAAGGCAGGCTTTGCCGATGTCCTCGATCTGTTCGATTGTGCCGTACAATTTCACCGTACCATCTGCGCTGATCGCCAAAACATGGGTGTTATCGTCTATATAGGCTCCTTTTAGTTGATGTATGTCTATCTCAAATTTTTGCGCGGTGTTGAGTATTAAGTCGGCTTGCATCATTTCTGATCGACCTCCACAAACTTACCGTTCTCCAACTTGTACCACGTATCGGCCTTGATCTTCTTGCCGTCAACCTTGGCGGCCTTGATGTGCTTGATTTCGTATTCATCTCCGTTCCATTCGCGCTCTACTAGGACGATACCGCAGCCAAGAGCTGCCTTTGCCTTGCACTCTATTCCAAGCCCACAGGCAACGGAGTGTTTGCCGGTGGCCGAGGCAGCACCCCTGACGCCGGTGGCCAAGGTAGCACCCCTGTCGCCGGTGGCCGAGGCAGCACCCCTGTAGCCGGTGGCCAAGGCAGCACCCCTGTAGCCGGTGGCCGAGGCAGCACCCCTGACGCCGGTGGCCAAGGCAGCACCCATGTCGCCGGTGGCCGAGGCGGCACCCATGACGCCGGTGGCCGAGGCGGCACCCATGACGCCGGTGGCCGAGGCGGCACCACTGTAGCCGGTGGCCGAGGCGGCACCACTGTAGCCGGTGGCCGAGGCGGCACCACTGTAGCCGGTGGCCGAGGCGGCACCACTGTCGCCGGTGGCCGAGGCGGCACCCCTGTAGCCGGTGGCCAAGGCAGCACCCATGTAGCCGGTGGCCGAGGCGGCACCCATGACGCCGGTGGCCAAGGCAGCACCCATGTCGCCGGTGGCCGAGGCGGCACCACTGTAGCCGGTGGCCGAGGCGGCACCCATGTCGCCGGTGGCCTTGTCCTCCGCTTTGCTCCAATCAACCTTGTCAAAACGGAACTTTATACCGGCATTGATGAAATCGGCAAGGCTCAGTTCTGCACCAATGCGGATATGCGTGCAAGCGACTTTACTATCATCGTTGTGTTTATCGATTTTGCCGTCGCCTTCAACCTCACAAAAGCGGCTTGTTCCTGGGGCATAGTAGCCGAACACATCCAGCGGGTCTTCGCAGAAATGAAAACCGGATTCACATGCCTTGGCCGTTTTGGTTTTGTACTCACCGCCGATTTCGTACTTAAAGCCTCCGTAGCAGGTCATGTCTTGATTAAACCCCTTAAATCCCTTGATGCCCATTGCTATACCTCGCTTTTTGTGGTAAAATTATAGTAGGAGTATGGCGGCTTTGAGCCGTCTTTTTTTATGCCCGTTCACCGGATTGTCGCCACGATGATGTGCGCCGTGAAATAGACCGAGGCCAGCCACAGCGCCGCGCAGATGACGATCTTCTCCCAGTTGCGTTTTCGCTTCGCCCGCGGTATGGGGATGCTGATTTCGTAGACGATCATCGCTTACTTCATCTCCTTCGCCGCCCGTTTTGCGGCGTAGTACCGGCGCATGTACTCGGCAACCTTGTCCTTGTTCTGCTCGTAGTACCGGCGATTGTACTCGGCAACCTTGTCCTTGTTCTCGGCGTAGTACCGGCGCATGTACTCGGCAACCTTGTCCTTGTTCTCGGCGTAGTACCGGCGATGGTACTCGGCAACCTTGTCCTTGTTCTGCTCGTAGTACCGGCGATTGTACTCGGCAACCTTGTCCTTGTTCTGCTCGTAGTACCGGCGATTGTACTCGGCAACCTTGTCCTTGTTCTGCTCGCGGTACCGGCGCATGTACTCGGCGCGCTTTTTGCGCCGATAAGCATCAATATCGCGCTCTGTGTCGCTCATGCTTGTCCCTCCCCGCCGGCTAGGCCGGCTTGTTTTTTAACCACTCACGCCACGTACTGAATGAGCATTTCCTTTACGATGGCGGTATAGATTTCTTTGAGCCTCGAGTCGGCCTCGATAACGTCAAGTTTGTTAGCCCGCTTGATAACGGTTTTGCAGGCTCCCGAATCCTTGAGACGGGCTTTCATGTTTTTCACGCGAATCGCTAAGTCGCAACCGGCGCGCTCTTCAAGGATGTCGTAGCTTTCGCCCTTCGTCTCAAAGTACAGGTCGCCGCGTTCATGGGCGATTTTGTTCAGCGTCTCGTTCACCCACTCCCGCCAATTGTCTTTGCGCTGGACAATGGTCTCCTTGATCGTCTCGATCTGCTTGCCCTGTTTTTCGGCGGTTGCGGCCAGTTGCAGAATCTTTTGTTCCTGATCTGCGGCCTGTTGAGCGATGAAGGCAACAATCTGCGCCTGTGTCATCTGGGGTAGCGCCGGTTGTTGTTGCTCCATTTCGTTGAATCGGGTTACATATGCCGCCGTGAACAGGACACCTTTCTTGCCGGTCAGTTTGTTGGCGATCATTTCACAGCCCTGTTTGGTGATCTTGTAGCAGGGAAGCGTCCGGCCGGTGCTGTCCTGGTACTCATCTTTAATGAAGAAATCCACTGAGCGGAAATTTCCGTTGAGTAAATGGACCATATATCCATCGATTTTTTCTAACAGGTCAGCATGCCTTATATTCACCATTTCCGCGACTTCGCGGCTGTCCAGGTATGGTTTCTGTTTGTTCACGAGTTGAAGCTCATTCACGCTCTCACCTCCTTTCATTTTTACCGCCGCCCGGCCCGTTTCACATGCTCCGGGAACCCCACCCGGAGCCTTGCCTTTTGCGCCAGCCAGTCCTGGAACTCGCGAAGCGGTATCACCATACCGCGGCCCCAGATGAAAGCCGGAAACGTCGGGTCGGTATGGGCAACCTCGCGAATCGCGTGTTCGCTCACCGGCACCAGTTTCGCGGCTTCCTCCGGGGTTAGGCCGATTTTATCCATGGCGGCCTCCTTGTTGCTGGGCAAGGTCTTCTTCGGGGTCGCGGTCAAGCCCGACAATTTCGAGGATTTTCTTGCGCTGGGGTCTGCCCGCCCGGACGCCACGGAATATGTCGCCGAGATAGGCACCGGAAATACCCAGCTTTTTGGCAAGTTCAGTATTCGTAATCCCCTTTGCCAGCAGCGCCGCCCTAACCGCGACGCCAAAAGCGCAGTATTTTGCGTGCATTTTTTATCTCCCTTCTCTAGAATTTAGTAAATAACAGCTTAGAATCTTGACAAAAAGCAGAAAATATTCTAATATGAAGCTTACAGGCAACTTAAACCGTAAATCGTGTGGCAGCGATTTTTCAAGGGCGTTTTCGACACCCTCTGGTTTTTTGTTGCCTTTCTCGTCAAAATTCTAAGCTGTTGATTATAGTATATTGCCATATTTAGCAATAGTCAATAAGTAATTGCTAAATTTAGCAATTACTTTTATTGGAAGGTGTTTTTATGCCTTTAGTTTTAAAAATAAAAAACTTATGCGCAAGCAAGGGAATTAAATTAGAAGAATTAAGCGTTCACTTTAATTGGGGCAAATACTCAATTTATCGATGGGATGATCACGCTCCCTCCATTGATAAAGTCTTAAAAGTTGCCGACTACTTCGGCGTGTCCCTTGACTATCTGCTTGACAGGCAAACCGCCCCGGTATCCCCCGAATCCATTGAGCTTGCCGAAGAAATAAAAAAACTTCCACCGGATAAGCGGAAGATCATCGACACCGTTATTGAGGTCAGCAGAGCAGAGAGCGAAGACGCGGCCGCAGCGGGAAAGTGATGGTTTTCTGCCGCGACAGATAAAATACATATTGAAAGCATTTGAAACACAAGGCAGCCACCGGCAGAAAGGCCGCTGAGCAGCAAAAGACGCGGCACTGGGACAGGCCGCGATTTTTTATAGGGAGGCTATAACATGAAACGAGTTGTTATTCTATTTTTATTACTATTTTTTATTTGCAATGTTTGTTCTGCTGAAACTAACGAATGGAAAGATAAAAGCTATGATTGGAGTAAAGTTAAAACCATACTTGTGTTTCCGGTAAATCTTTCAAGCGATGTTTCTGATCCATTTGCCTTGCAAAAAATTATTGATATACTTACGCCTGAATTATCAAGAGTGCAACTAAAGCTCATGTCCTTAAACGAATATTTCACTCAATTAGGTGTTGACAACCAAATTGATCTTATTGAACTAAATAAAACCAATCCTCAGAAATGCAAAGAACTGATACAGTCTAGTATTTCAAAATATGCCGATGCTTCTCTATTTTTTAATGTATACCAAATGGGGTGGACAAAAGAATATAAGCCACCCCGTAGTTTTACATACACAACATATCAGCATTCAACTATTACTTCTCCTTCTTCTGGTGTTGTGGGATGGGTAAGCACACCTGTGCAGAACCAAGTAAATGTGCCTGGTGGATATGCCGACTTTCCGACTGCTGCAATCGGAATTATGATATATGACACTAAAACCACAAAATTAGTATATGGATACACGGATATGAAAAAAGACAGAAGCAGCGGTTTTCTTGGCACTCACTCTAATACTCCTGAAGACAACATGAAAGATTTGATATTAAAGATGCTGGATAAACTGCCATTTGTGAAGAGAAAATAGCTGAAGATGGAGGTATCACATGCCGAAGCAACCGAAGCGACGCGCCGACGGCCGCTATCAGGCCAAAGTCAAGACCGGCCGCTACCTGCCCGACGGAAAGCCTGAATACAAAATCGTCTATGGCCGCACGAAGGCCGAACTGGACGCCGCCAAGGAAGAAGCGAAAAAACAGGCCGGCCTCGGAGATTACCGGGACGCCACGGTCGCCGAGTGGCTCAAAGTTTGGCTACGAATAAAAAAGCATGACATAAAGACTGGCGATCTGTCAGACCGGACCTATGACGGCTACGAGGCTGTAGTTGACAAGCACATCGTCCCAATCATCGGCCCACTAAAACTGGCTAAATTACAGCCGCAGAATATCCGCGCCATGCTTGAAAAGAAGCGTGATGACGGCCTCGGCGACCGTCGTATCCAATACATATATGTCGTCCTCAAAGCCGCGTTGAAGCAGGCCGTGGCCGACCGGGCCATCCTTTGGAACCCATGCCTGGCAGTCAAAAAACCGAGCGTCAAAGAGCGCGAATATATCGTCATTACCGAAAAACAGTATAATGCAATTATAGAGGCGGCCCAAAATTCGGCCCTGCGGCTCATCTGTAAAGTGGCATGGGACACCGGCCTGCGGCTAGAGGAAATACTTGGCCTGCCCTGGCGGTGCATAAACTTTCGCAGAAACACCATCACCGTCGAGCAGGCGGTGAAACGGTCAAAGGCTCTTGGCCTGCACATAGCGACCGACCTAAAAAGCAAAAATAGCTACCGGACTGTGCCGATAACAGCCGAAGTCGCGGTGGAGTTAAAGGCGCATAAGAAGTCACAAAACGAACATATCAACGCCTACGGCCTCAAGTATCAAACGCAGCACGACCTTGTATTCGCCCAGGAGGACGGCACGCCGAAAGACCCCGGCAACGTGTCCAGCGCGTTCGGCGAACTACGCGACAGGCTAGGATTGCCCAAGGGATTGCACTTCCATGATCTGCGGCACACTTACGCCACCTACCTGGCCGAGCAGAACGTTCATCCAAAGAAAATGCAGCTGCTTCTCGGCCATGCGACCAGCGCCTTCACAATGGACAAGTATACTCACAAAAGCGACGATATGCTCAAGGGTATTAAGGCAACTATCGAAAAAAGACGTGGTAGTCAAAAAGTAGTCAAACCGCAAAAGACTAAAAAACAAAAAGCCTCCGAGAAATAGTCTCGGAGGCTTGATATTACTAGTGGTGCCCGGGAAGGGACTCGAACCCCCACGCCGTCGCCGGCAAAAGATTTTGAGTCTAAATTCGGGGAATTTTTATGTTGCCCGCCGCACCTGACTACTTCGCCGTTTTGCCTTGATTTTATTGGCTTGGCAGGCGTTTCATGCGTTACAAACAGTTACGCAAGGTTACAGATATTTATGGTTTTTGGTAGTCAAAAAGTAGTCAGTTTTTTTCTTGCCCAACATTTCCCAGTATGGTATTCTGGTGTCGAAAGGAGTGATCCTGGTGAAAAAAATATTAATTTTTTTAATCCTCTTTATGACTACCTGTATTCCGGTCAACGCTGAAATCAAACGCGATTTTGACCAATTTAAAAACACCTTTACCGTCTACAGTGAACGAAGCGTCAAGCTTAACGAACGACTAGAAGTTGTTGGAACTTTTTCCAAAACATATTATGCCGAAAGACCGACCATTCCCTCTTACTCTTTAATGATTGCCTTTATAGGTGACAGATATTATTTTCTTAGTAGAGATTTTAGTTACTTGATCGATGGTGAAGAAATGGGGCATACTGAAAGATGGTCTTTTGGAAATGACTCATATCCAACCAAACCAGTCGTACATTCATGGAAAGCAAAAATAATTTTTCCTGAATTACATTTCTTTAAATCCGTTCAAGCCGGGAAAACCTTAAAGCTTAGACTGTATTTTGATAATGTTTCTCCAATCGTTTTACCAATAGGCGAAGAAGCGATCAAAGAATGGCAAGAAGTAATAAAATTTGATCTCCATGCAGAAATAAAGAAACTACCCCAAAAACAGCAATAAAAAAATCCCCCGACCGCAAGGCCGGGGGTGAGGAAGGAGGAAAACGCTAAAATCGGAACATGAAGCCGATACCGACTTCATATCCTCCCTTGAATTTGGGGCCACCAAATACGGTGGCTCCTTTTTAAAATATTTTTGATTCAACCTATTGACATTCAAAATTGAATATGCTACAATAAAATCAAGAAAAAGGGAGGTGCGAACAAAGATGGCGAAGGCTCTGGTAGTCAAGGAAAGCGAAAAGGCGGTTTGCCTCCGGGCTTTAGTCGAAACCTGGGCCGGCCAGATGAAAGACATCGACATCTGGTTCCCCCGCACCTGGGTCAATCCCGAAAACAACTTCCCGAAAGACTGGGCCTTCAGCCGGAAGGCCGAAGAAATGAGAAATGTAAAGGAGTGGCATCGATTCTATGTCCAATAATCACGGCGGCCGGCGGCCTGGCGCTGGCCGGAAACCATCCGGCAGGAAATCCATCCCATTTTGGATAACGGATGAAGAAAACCAGGAACTTAAAAAATATTTAGAAGAAATGAGGCGCGGTAAAATGAAAAAATATCAGATTAGCGAATTGACCATCGTCCCAGTTAAAAAACACCACGACCGCCAGGTCGAGCTTGAAAATGGCATATGGCTAAAAAACTTGTTAGACGGTCGCGGATACGACGAACAGGACAGTGAATGGGCCGAAATCCCGGGCAGGGGCTGGGCAAACGTGCCAATGTCCGCCGTTGACTGGTCTGAAATCGCCGAAGTTGACGATTGAACCTCATAGGCATCGTTGGTGGACAAGATAATGCTGTTAGCGCCTAAAGCAAAAGCCCCCGGCATGACCGGGGGCAACCTAAGGAGGAGAAGAAAGCTATCTTAGGATGAGGCAGGCCAGCAGGCCCAGGCCGAGAATGTCGCGCTGGAATTTAAGGCTTTTGATCTCTCTGCTGGATTGCCTCAACGATTCCTCGGCCTTCGACAATAAGGCTGTAGTCCGCGCTAAGTCGCTGCTGGCCTGCTGCAATTTCGCCTCGGATTCTTTCAAGCTCTGCTCGGCTTTCGCCAATTTCGCCTCGGATTGTTGCAAGCTCTGTTCCCATTGTTTTAAGCTGATCGACAAGTGCCCGTTGCTCTGCTCTAACTGCTTGAATATCTCGGACAGCCTGGTCAATTCCTGCGGTGTCGCCTCCGCCGCGCTGCATGTAGATGTAGACGCCAGCGCCAAGCAGAAGCAGAGCAAGCAGGCCAATGAGATAATTCTTGAACGTGTCCACACCTAAATCACCCCAAACAGCTTCAGCGCCACGCCGAGAGCTACGGCCAGCGCCAGCCACACCGCCCATTTGGGCATTTTCTTTTCGGCGGCGATTTTTTCTACCTCGTCGTCGATTTTGCTGCCCAAATCTTTGGCTTTGTTCTCGATGTCGTTCATGATTACAACCTCCTTTATTTTTCCCATGGATTGATTTTTCCGCCGTTCTCAATCACGGCAAGCCACTTCGCGTACTGCTCGATTTTAGCCGCTTCTTTCGGTGTAGGGTCTTTGTGTCCGTAGCGAAGCTGGTACTTGATGATATTGCCCCGGAGATAACCGATAAGCTGCTCTCGGGGAAGGTACATCTGAATTATTTCGATTGGCTGCACGTCGCAGGTCTGATAATGGGTTGACGCCAATGCCGAACCGTCTTTTATTTCCATGATGCCCTCCTAATAATCGTTAGGAATGAACACGTAGAACGGGAAAAATTCGGACTTGATGCTCTTCACGTCGCCGGTTTCGTCCACTTCAAGCTCAACGATAAAGGCGCCGTTGTCCGATTCCAGCCCCAGTCGCCTTGACAGATTCGTCGGCCCCTGGAACGACGGCACACAGAAAGCGTGTACGTTGCGCCTAAACAGGTTGACGTGGTAGTGATAATGCCCTTCGACCAGAATATTAGGCTTGTCCCCGCCGCGCATGTTGTCGATTTTTCTCTGCGTTTTGTAGCTGACGGCGTAGGCGGGTTTGCCCAGAGGGTGTTCGAGCTGCAGGCAGCACCTTGGAGTAATCCATATTTTGGCGAAATACTGCCCAAGATAATTCATGTCCTCGCGTTCGCCGGCGATTGCCACGCCGATGTCAAGTCCCATCTTCTGATAATACTTGAGGTCATGGTTGCCGGTGATGAAATGCGTCGTGACGCCGTTTCTGCGCGGGTAGTTCTCGATAGCATAGCGTTTTTGCTCGTCTGCGCCCACCTTGAAAATTTCGTAGCGGTGGCCGGGATAAACGTCCTCGCCGTCCACAATATCCCCGGCGTGATACACGTCCGGCACTTCCCGGTCAGCGAAGATGTCATACATTGTATTACAATGCGTTAACTGCTGCGACTTGCTGCAAAGATGCGTGTCGCCAATAAGCCCGAATTTAATTTTCCGCCGGCCAGCCCAATTCTGCTTCGTTTCGTTCTGCGCGTCCGGGAATGCCTGCCGGTTCAAGGCGACCGAATCGCCGTCGATGACAATGTCGTATCCGCCATCCTGCAAATCCTCGATATGGGCGGCGATTATCCGGCGGGACAGGCCGAAGGTCTTGCACAGACCATCAAAAGAGGCCCCTTTTTCGATGTTCGCAAGGAGATTTTTGGTTAAATCCCCCTGTGACTTCGCAGGAGCCTCTACAACCGATTTTTTATTCTCGCGAAGGGAATCTATCCGGCCCGCCCTCCTACACACGCTACGCACGGCCTCCGGCGTTACGTTTTCGCCGTGCTCGTTGCTGAATCGCCGCGCCCACAATTTCCAGCGCGGTTTTTCGTCTGCCGGCAGAGCTCGGTACATCTGAATGGCTTTTTTGCGCCATGTCATCGCATCACCCCATAAAAATATTGCCGTCGAAATTCTGACCGGCGATATTCCAGGAATCGGTGTACTGCCAGATGTGCAAATTCGGCCCGGTGTAATTACATTCCGAATTGTACTGAGCGCACCAGATAGGGCAGCCCAGCGCCGCCGGATCGATGTACCCGTTCATCAGCCAATTATAAGACGAATACACGCCGACGTAACCATAGCCGTACCCCTGCAGGCGATTGACGAACGCCGCGCAAATCGCCGTGATGTCTGACCCAGTCATGCGGTCGTCCTCGGCGTCGAACCAGATGCCCATTTCGGGCGTTAGGCCGTTCAGTTGCGCGTGGACAAAATCGGCTTCGGCAATAGCCGTCTCGATGGAAGTCGCCACCGAATAAATGTAAACGCCGACCTTCATGCCGACGTTTAGGGCGTTGCTGACGTGGTTATAATACTGCGAATCTACCCGGCCGCCCTGCCCCATCTTCACGATCACAAATTCGACGCCGGCGGCCCGGACGACGGGCCAGTCGATACGTTCCTGCCATGCGGATATGTCGATGCCTTTCATAACTGGGCACCCCTCCCATTCGTTTTACTCGGGGCGTTCTGCGCGGCAGCAAACGGCGACATACCCCCCGGCTGCTGCACCCCAACCCCGGTAATCTGGTCCTGTTTTCTCCCCAACATTGACACCAGCGGCCCGGCCGCCGTGAAGCCCATGTCGCGTAGGTTCTCCAGAATACTTTTGGCTTCGATCACCATCAGATACGCGCACATGACTTCCGTCCCGGTGCTGCCCGGACTGTAGCCGGCCACCGTGATGTAACTTAGTTGATGCCCCACGATAAGCGCCACGCCGTACCAAACAATTTTTTTTAGGCCCTCGCGCATCCCCTGACTACTTATCACGTCGGTTTTCCACGCGATACAAAAGCCCCCCGCCTGCCGAGATAGTACCACCCATTTTGTGAGCCAGTCGAGCGTCACCAAACAAACTAGGCCGCCCAGGTTATTCGTGTAGGGGCCGAACAGCCAGACCAGCGCGGCAGTAAGCGCGGCGTTTATTTGCCAGCCCTCGGTTATTCGGTCGAAAAATTTTTCCATCACGAATCCTCCCACACCGGCAACGCATCGATTTCCTCCGCCGTGGCGCCGGCTTCCAGGGCGGCGTCGACAGCGGCTTTCAGCCGGCGGGCGGTTTCGTGCAGGGCCCCGCTCCTGGCCGCCTCCGCTGCCGGAAACCCCAGGAAGTCGGCCACGGTCATGACTCGCGTGTTATTGTCGTAGAGAGTCCAAGTAGCAACTACGGCATCCTGCGGGACTCCGGCGGCAGCCGCTGTAAGGGCGGCGGATATGGCGGCGTGTAGACGCTCACGAGAAACGGGGTCGTAATCGTACAGACTGCCGTCATACTCGAACGGCGATGCCGCTTCCCTGCGGTTACGCTCGGCGTTTATAGCGGCGCGTTTTTCGTCCCTGGCCTGCTCAGGCGTTCGCATGGTTGCCGGGTCGATGAGCTCGCCGTCGACGTCAATCCATCCTATCTGAGGTTGTGGGTCGAGACCGGTAATGTCCCGGAGGTCGAGCTGATATGGTCCTTTGCCGATGGCGTATTTCTGGCGGCCGAGCTCGTCGAACGGGAGCTCATCCTCAATAATTTGGGCTACCTTCCCGTCAATAATATTTGCATAGATATACATCGCTCTCCCTCCTTTAGATAGCCTCGATTATCATTAGCCCAGGTGTACCTGCACCGCCGGTGGTGCCAGCGGTGCCACCGCCACCACATCCAAATCCTGACGCCGCTCCACCTGCTCCGCTACTCGAACCAGCACCGGGAGAACCAAATGGACATCCACGACCGTTTCCACCCAAACGGTAATATATATCACTGCCCAAGTTAATTGTAACCCCTAAATAGCCTCCTCCAGTAGCACCACCCACAAGTGAAATATAGGAACCGAAAGATGTTGCCTGTCCAATTCCACCAACCGTTACTACAATTTGTGTTCTCGGAGGAAGGCATAATGGTTGACGGATACAGTAGTCACCCGCGCCTCCCCCCCTCC